GCACAGTTGCAGGAAGCACACACCAACCTGCTCATCCTGCAATCGAAGGTCAAGGCAGTCCTGGAGCGTATGCACACCGCGCTGGATCAACGCTACAAGGAACAAGCCGCCAGCGCCCGACTCACCAGCGGCCGCGACTTCGGCATCTGCCATCTCTCCGATGGCCCGTTGCGTATCACGGTAGATCTCCCCAAGAAGGTGACCTGGGACCAGGCGCAACTTGTCGAAATCGCCCAGCGCATCGCTGCCGCCGGCGACAAGGTCGGCGACTACATCGATACCGAGTACGCAATTCCCGAGAGCCGCTTCAGTGCTTGGCCGACAACCCTCAAGGAAACGTTCGCCAAGGCCCGTACCACCAAACCCGGCAAGGCGAGCTATCGCCTGGCCATCGTTCAGGAGGAATCAGCGTGACACCAGTCTACCAACCACTGACCCATGCGACCCTCGCAGAAGTCGAAGCGCACCTGGCCTTGCTGGCCACCGCAGAGAGCCGCGCGACGGATCTCATCAGCCGCGCCGAATTGACCGAAGCGGAGGTGGCGTGATGGCCTTCCCCATTATCACCGCCGATCAGCGCCTCACAGAAAACCGCCGTTCCTCGGGCGTCATCCTCGGACCAGCAGGTGTGGGCAAGACCACCTTGCTCAGGACAACCGATGCGGTCAGTTCCTTGTTTGTCGATATGGAAGACGGCGACCTTGCCGTTCGCGACTGGCCCTGCGACACCGTGCGTCCCCGCACCTGGCCGGAGTGCCGCGATCTGGCCTGCTTTATCGGCGGCCCGAATCCGGCGCTGCGTGACGACCAGGCGTACAGCCAGGCCCACTATGCCCAAGTCTGCGGCCAATACGGCGATCCCGCGCAGCTGGAAAAATACTCGCTGATCTTCGTCGATTCGATCACCGTTGCCGGCCGCCTCTGCCTGCAGTGGTCCAAGGGCCAGCCGCAAGCCTACAGCGAAAAAACCGGCAAGCCGGACAACCGGGGCGCGTATGGCCTGCATGGCAGCGAGCTGATCGCCTGGCTCACCCAGTGGCAACACATCCGCAGCAAGGATGTGTGGCTGGTCGGCATCCTCGACGAAAAGCTCGACGACTTCAACCGCAAGGTGTTCTCGCCGCAGATCGACGGGTCCAAGGCCTCGCTGGAACTGCCCGGCATCCTCGATCAGGTCATCTCGATGGTCGTCCTCAAGGGCGATGACGGCGCCCCGTATCGCGCCTTCGTCTGCCAGCACATGAATCCCTGGGGCTATCCCGCAAAAGACCGCTCCGGCCGACTCGATGTCGTCGAGGAGCCGCACCTCGGTCGCCTCATTTCCAAAATCACCGCGCCCAAGGCGCAGTAACGCACAGGAGATTTTCCATGAACAATAATTTCAACAACGCCGCCTGGAACGATTTTAACGACGCCGAGGAGCAGCGCGATTTTGCCCTGATCCCGCCCAAGACACTGGCCAAGGTCATCATGACCATCCGCCCCGGCGGTTACGACGATCCCAGTCAAGGCTGGACTGGCGGTTACGCCACCCGCTCGGACAAGACCGACGCGGTGTATCTCAACGGCAAGTTCACCATTCTTGAGGGACCGTTTGCCAAGCGCGTGGTGTTCGGCCTGATCGGCTTGCACAGCCCCAAGGGTCCGGACTGGACCAATATGGGACGCAGCTTTCTGCGTGCCATTCTCAATTCGGCACGCGGCATCCAACCGGCCGACCAGTCGCCGCAGGCGCAATCCGCTCGTCGAATCCGGGGATTTGCCGATCTGGATGGCATCGAGTTCGTCGCCCGCATCGATGTGGAAAAGGACCAGAACGGCGAAGACAAGAACGTCGTCAAGGCGGCGATCCAGCCGGATCACAAGAGTTATGTGGCGCTGATGGGTGCCGCGCAGCGGGCACCAAGCGCAACCGGTGGCTATAACGGCGGTGCGCCGGCGACACCCCCAGCACCTTCTACGCCCTCAGCACCGGCTGCACCACCTGTGCCGATGGCGCCTCCGTCAGCGATGCCCCCACCTGCCGTTCCCACACGTCCGGCCTGGGCGCAGTAAGGAGCTCCGGTCATGATACTCAGACCGCGCCAACGCGAATTCGTCACCCGATGCGTCGCGGCGCTTAAGACCCACGGCAATACGCTGGGAGTAGCTCCGACAGGGTCGGGGAAGACGATTTGTTTTTCCGGCACGGCCGGTGAGCTCCTCAATCACCCGGATGCCAAGGCCTGTGTGCTCGCCCATCGCGACGAACTCACCGCGCAGAACCAGACCAAGTTCTCGCGGGTGAATCCCGCCATCAGCACCTCGGTGTTCGATGCTCGCCAGAAATCCTGGGAGGGCCAGACCACGTTTGCCATGGTTCAGACCCTGGTACGCCATCTGGACCAACTGCCGACGCTCGATCTCCTGGTCATCGACGAAGCGCATCACTGCGCGGCAACAACTTACCGGCAGGTGATCGACGCCACACTGGCCAGGAATCCCCATGCGCTGATCTACGGGGTGACGGCCACCCCCAACCGGGGAGATGGCAAAGGGCTGCGCGAGGTGTTTTCCAACGTCGCCGACCAGATCCGGCTGGGCGAACTCATCCGCTCCGGCCACCTGGTCGCACCCCGCACTTTTGTGATCGACGTCGGCACCCGTGAGGCGCTCGATGGCGTGAAGAAGTTGGCCGAGGACTACGACATGAATGCCGTAGCGGCGATCATGAACACGTCACCCGTTAATGCGGCGGTGGTCCGCCACTGGAAAGAACGCGCAGCCGGTCGCAAGACCATTGCCTTCGGCGCCACGGTGGCCCATGCCCATGCGGTCTGCGACGCGTTTCTTGTCGAAGGCGTGTCGGCCGCCGTGGTGTATGGCGACATGCCCGAGATCGAGCGCAAAGCCACGCTGGCCTCGTTCGAGACCGGCAACCTGACGATGATTGTCAATGTCGCGGTGCTCACCGAAGGCTACGACTACACGCCGACTTCCTGCATTGTCCTGCTGCGCCCGAGCTCCTACAAATCCACGCTGATCCAAATGATCGGCCGAGGGCTGCGTGTGGTCGATCCCGCCGAACACCCAGGTGTGATCAAAACCGACTGCATCGTGCTCGATTTCGGTACCGCTTCACTGGTGCATGGCAGCCTCGAGCAGGAAGTCGATCTCGATGGTTTTGAGGGGCACGGCGAGGCACTGACCAAGCTATGCCCGGAGTGTGGCGCGGTGATTCCGTTGGCCTCCCGCGAGTGCCCGTTGTGTGGGTATGCCTTCCGACCGGAGATGCCGGCGGCCAAAGACACGCTCGACGACTTCGTGATGTCCGAGATCGATCTCTTGAAGCGATCGAACTTCGCCTGGTGCGATCTCTTTGGTGATGACTGCGCCTTGCTCGCCTCTGGCTTCAAAGCCTGGGGCGGCGTGTTCTTTCTGGAAGGACGCTGGTATGCCGTCGGTGGCTTGGAGAAATGCCAGGCACGGCTGTTGGGCGTAGGCGAGCGGACGGTCTGCCTGGCACAGGCCAACGACTGGCTGAACGAGCAGGAAACCGATGACGCTGCCCACAAGTCCCGGCGCTGGCTAAGCGAAGGCCCGACGCAGGGGCAACTACGCTATCTCCCCACGGAGATGCGTGCCGACTTGGGGCTGACCCGCTATCAGGCCTCGGCACTATTGACGTTCCGGTTCAACAAGCACGCCATCAAGCGGGTAGTCCAGGCGGCCAACCAGACTTATCAGGAGGCCGCGTGACATGCGCAATCTGTTCTCGCCAGGCGCGCGGCTTCGGTTACTTCAACGCCGCTTTGCCGCGCTCCAACCCGCGCCGGTCGTCCCATCGGTGGGTGTTCTGCTCGATGCGTTGCCTGGACGCCTTTACCAAGGTAATGGCGCGACTGGCCAGCGTGCAGGAGGGCGCCGTGATTGACCCGTCCGATCTGGAACTCGCCGCCATGGATTCCGCGCTGACACCTTTGGGCGACTACGTCGCTTCGATCGGCATGGACCGGCCTCTGGCCGACTACCGCAAGGAAGAAGTCCTGCGCCTGATCGAAGTCGTGATCGACGCCTACCAGGCCCACATGCTGGATGAACACGAGCGCATGGCCGCCAAGGATCGCGCCTTCTTCGAACAGCGCCTCGCCAACCAACCACCGCCTTCGGGCCCCAACTCAAGGATTCCCTTCTGATGATTGATCTTAACCACCAACCCAAGTTCCACGAAAAACTCGCAGGTCTCGTGGACACCGCGCTACAGGCAGAAGATGCCGCCCGCGAAAAGCGTCACTACCTCGGCGCCTCACGCCTGGGTGTTTCTTGCGAGCGCGCGCTCCAGTTCGAGTATTCCGCTGCGCCGGTAGATCCGGGCGCCGAGTTCGCCGGACGGACGCTACGCATCTTCGAAGTCGGTCATGCCTTGGAAGATCTGGCGATCCGCTGGCTGCGCCTGGCTGGCTTTGACCTCTACACCCAGCGCAAGGGCGGCGGCCAGTTTGGTTTCTCCGTAGCCGACGGCCGTATCCAGGGTCACGTCGATGGCGTCATCGCCGGCGCGTCCGCCGATCTTTACCTGACATTCCCGATGCTTTGGGAGTGCAAGACCATGAACGACAAGAACTGGCGCGACACCGCCAAGAAGGGGGTGGCAGTCACAAAGCCCGTTTATGCCGCCCAGATCGCCACCTACCAGGCCTACATGGAAGCCTCCATTCCTGGTATCTCCAGCAACCCGGCCCTGTTCACCGCCATCAACAAGGACACCCAGGAACTCTGGTCAGAACTTGTCCCCTTCGATGGCGGCCTGGCGCAGCGCATGTCGGACCGCGCGGTACGGGTGATTCAAGCCACTGAAGCCGGCGAGCAGTTGCCACGCATCGCCACCGAGCCGGGCTACTACGAGTGCAAATACTGCTCATGGACCGCCCGTTGCTGGAGTCAATCATGAGCGACTACCGCGTCAAGATCAAGGTGCGCAATGCGCGCTTGCTGCGCGCTATCGAAGCGGCCGGGTATCGCGCCGGCGGCAAGTTCTCTGACCTTGTCGGGATCAGCTATGGCACCCATCTACTGGCCTATCTGGACCTCGCCCGCACGCCGTTCGACGACAACGGGGATCTGCGGCCCTGCGCCGAAAAGCTCTGCGTGTTCCTGCACAAGATGCCCGATGAGCTGTGGTCGGAGGAGCAAAAGCTCCCGTTGCAGACCAACACCGCTGAAGTCGAACTCAGTGCCATGGAAGTGCAGGATTTGCTGGCCGGTCCGGCATCTTGTGGTGACGACCCGCAGAACATTCTCGAGCGGCGGGAAATGCTGGGCGCAGTGACCGCGCTACTCGACACGATCTACCCGCAACAGGCCGACGTGCTCCGCGCCCGGTTTGGCTTCGATGGGGCGCCGCAGTCTCTCGACGAGATTGCCAAGGCCAGAGGCATCACCCGCGAAAGGGTTCGGCAGATAGAAGCCAGTGCGTTGAACAAATTGCGTCGCCGGCCAATTGGCCTAAAGGAAATTGCTCACCCATTCGGTTTTGGAGGAACTTCAGCATGATGGATTTCAACGACATTTCGGAAACTGCTCCACAACACCCGGACCACGAGCGTGATGCGCTGCGGGCCGATCTACTGAGCCGCCTCGAGAGTGTGCTGTTCGCGCTC